GGCGTTTACCTACGCCAAGGTCCATTGTGAAAGATCGTGGTGTTACTAAAAAACCTTCACGTATAAGTGATGTGATTTCGATTTGATGTGCGCAGTTATTGAAGACCTTGCGCAATCCTTTGCCATCTCCACGGTTAGGTGTTGCTGTGAAGCCAACGATTTCTGCACTAGGATTATCTTCTTTAACTGCGTTGATTACCTTTAAGTATGTATCGGCTGCGACATGATGGCTTTCATCTACTACAATCATGTCGAACACTGGGCGATCACGCAGATTGCGTTCTCTAGAAATGGTTTGCACCATTGAGAATATTGCACTGCCGTCCCAGTTTTTCTCTGAGCCGTTTACGATACTTGTTGTGATTTTGGGGTTGATGCGCTCAAACTTTGCTTTGTTTTGATCCACGAGTTCATCGCGGTGCTGCATCACTAAAACTTTTTTACCGTCTTTGTGGCGCTTCCCTACGAGCGCAGAAAGCATGATTGTCTTTCCGGCTCCAGTAGGTGCGACAACAATTGTATTGCCATGTTTGTCGAGAGACTTGCATGCATCATCAATTGCCGCCTCTTGATAGGGGCGTAACATCATTTGGGAAACTCCATTTAGTCTAGAAAGTGAGGGGGGATTTCGCCCACGGCCCCCCTATCCGTGGTCTAGCAGGTAGGATATCACCTGTGCGCTAGATTATCTGTTTGCCCAAGATGGTGCTACACCGCCGGATGGCGCCTGTTGTGGTGCAGGTTGACCCGCTGCAGGGGTTTGCTGCACTTGCGCTTGTCCGGCTCCTATATAGCCCGTCTGGTTAGGCGTCATGGCGGCTGTCAGTCTGTTGCTGTCAGAGTATCCATTCGTGCCCTTCTTAACGCCAATTTTAGCGCAAATCTCCATACCGTTCAAGTCCATGATACCTGAGATGTTTCGACGCTGCTGTGCGGCCTCTGACATATCAGTTGGATCAAGGCCGTTTGCGCTTTCGATGATCTGGCGCAATGTGCTTAGACCAATCTCTTTGGCTTGTGGAATGCCGCTCTGACCCATCTTGTCGCCATCAACAAAGATGCGATCCCAGAACTTACGGCGATCAAACTCACCGCCAATAATTGTGAACTCAAGTTCCATCCACTTGGCTTTCGATGATTGTGATTGTTTGAACCATTGTCCTGCGCCAAACTCTGAAATTTCTATATCGCCCATTTTGACGACGATGACTGCACGAGCGATTGTACCTGCTGGAATTAGTGAAAATTCTTGAGGTCCATCGTTGACTGCTGCTGTATTAAGATTGATCATGATTTACTTCTCCTTGGAGTTCTGTTTGTGGGTTCACAAAAGTTAGTTCTGACTTGCGCTCAGTTGTTTGCATCTTGTGTATGAGCTTACCCAAGTCTGGTTCTTCGAGAGCATCTAGGCGCCCAGAGCGATCTTTCGCAGGGTAGCCATACTCATTTAAGGCATCGCAGACAAACGCACGAAATGTACCGTTTTCACCAGACATGACTGCCATTGTGATGACTTCATCCACAATACCGGGCAGTTCCCGTCCTGTCTTTGATCCTTCGATTTGCAGCGTATATTGCTTACGCCCGTAATCATCTGTCACTTCATCAAGAATGCCAACAAAGATTACGTTCTTTTCGCGTATATGCTGCAGATGGGTTAGCCAACCCATCATCTCTCTTGCATGCATGCCGTAGGCTGCACGAGTGTCTAGCTTTCCAGTGCGATCAGAACGCGCCTCTGGTTGCTGTTGACAGTAAGAGAAACACAGACGACCTGCGACTGTGATAGAGTCCACAAAAATTGTGTCATACTTCATCATGGACTGATCGTTGCTTGGATCACCATAGGTTTGGCAAACGTAATCATAATGCGCTTGGCTGTATGGCTGATCTTCTGCAAGAGCAGGGTTGGGACCGCCGATATAACATGCGAGGTCACGACACTCTGCCCAAGTGTTTGGGCGCACAACGTCGATAGGATGTCCTTCCAACGCTGAGTCACCCGCTTCTAGGTCCATAAACAATGTTGTTTTAGGATCAAGGGTTTTGGCAAGGGTTGTTTTACCAACCCCACTTGCGCCCAAAACAACGATCTTATGACCGCGTTTTTCCGCCAACCTTTCGTCGGCTGATATGATTTTCAAAGGCATTTAACTCTCCACTGAAAAAGTTGCGCCACCCAATTCAACTGTGCGGCATTCTTCAAGAAGCTCTTTCACACGGGGTGGAGCTTCATTGTATTTTCTTTCTTCTACTGAGAAAGTGAGTTTGCCGTAGTGACGGGCGTCATCTATTGGCATTGTATCAAGTGCTTTACGCAAGGCTTCTTGATCCCAAGTTACTTTTTTGCGCAAGACCGCTTTGACTTTTCTGTTTCCCGCCAGAATATGCGCAGTGCCAAAATCCTTGCCTTCAGTCATCAATGACTGCTTGGCACGATCAAGGAATGTATCTGAGATTTGTTGTTCGATGTCTTTGAGTTCAGCCTTTAGACCATCCATTTTAGCCTTCAACTGATCTCGACGCTCGAACAGAGTATCGCTGTTCATGTCGATTATCCTTTTAATTTTCTAGAGACTACAGCATGTGGTAGCGCAAATTTTTTGTCAACCACTTTTTTTAGAAAGGTATATTTCGATGTTGTGAACAGCCTTCATCAACTTCTTTTTTAGTTTAAATTCAGGGGTTTCCACGCCTTTTGCGTCTTCGATCACATGCTCCCAAGTTCCATCAAGACTTTCGAGGTCATACTCAAAATCAGCAACGTAAGTGCAGATTTTTTGACCGTTAACTGTGATGATAAACCGGGGCTGTAGCTGTAGGTTTTTGACCCGACCAGCTCGTTCTAATGACTTTAGATATAAATATCTTTGTGACTCCCATTTGGAGTCAAATGTGATTCCATCAACCTTGGTTTTTCGGTTGCCGTACTTGCTCCTTGACCTAGGTTTTTTAGAATAGTATGCTGTCTTTGGTAACATTTCTGGGAGAAATTGTAATGGTTCGCAAAACAAAATACAAGTCTGTCGGTGTTAACGACGACACTTATGAGATGATTGTTGAGCTTGCAAAGCGTGAAAAACGCAACATATCTCAACAACTCGCAATGATTGTTGAGCAGGAATTTAACAAGACTTTTGAAAAAGAATTAATACGCAGAGAGCCTGTTAATAATGTGTATGGTGGTTTGTCTGCGGTTATTGAAGACTAAAGCAATCCAGCACTTCCAAGACCACCCAGCAAGGTTGCCGCTACTGCAGGGTTTTCTCTAGCTCTTTGGCGGATATTTCTTTTCTCCACAGCCCTTTGACGTATCTGGCCCAAGATATCTTGTGGCTGAGATACTTGCATTTGAGGTGAGAAGCCAAAATCCATAGATGGAAGAACTTGCGGGATTGGAGTTCGAGCAGGCGCCGGGGCACGTTGTGATCTTTCATCTGACAAGCGTTTCTGCTCATCGATTTCACTTCGGATTAGACTTTCCGCTGCTTGCTTTGCGTTGACCGTAGTTTCGTCAACAGCTTGGGCGCCAGTTTGTGCAATAGCCCGTGAGATACCGTTGCCGATCAGCTTACCAAGAGTTCTAGCCTTTTCAGGGCGAGATGCTTTTCCTGTCAAAGCCCGGTACTGATCATCGATATTCTTGTAGAATAGGTCAGTAGACAGCATACGAGTAATTAAGCCAAACCGTGCAAGTTTACCAAGGTTTTCAAGAGGCGCTGCAGCGATGCCAGAGGCAATCAATGGACCACCGTCTGTTGTCTTGGCGTTGAATGACAGAACCTCACCAAAGCGGCGCATACGGCCTGCCATTTCGGGTCCGAACAATTCCTTTAGTCTACCAGCTTGGGCTTCGCGCTGTAGTCTTGCGCCGAACTCTGCCATCTTGCCGGGTTCAGACAAAAACTTTTCAGAGAAGTCTCCAATTAGGTTTTCCATGTAAACGCCACGCAACTTCTGCAGATCGTTAGGATCATCGAAGTATGTGACGAGCTTTCTAATTGTTGTTGGCGCAGTGTTAGGGCTTGTAATTATGTTAGCTGCTGCAACTTCATCTAAGTCACCACTATCTAACTGTTTTAGAATACGGTCTGTGTCAAACTCAAGTTGATTTTTCTGAGCTTTAGCAACGTCTTTTAGCAATCCAACATTAGGCTCATCTGCATTTGTTAAGGCAGATACACGCTGCAAAACACTTTCGTCTGCTCTCGCCAAACTTGTTGCCGCCATTTGATCAGCTAATCGTTTAAGCTCACCATATTCGCGCTTACCAAATAATTTAACGCCAGTCGCGCCCAAATTATTTACTTTGGTTCTAAAAGATGTACCGCTGAAGTTTTTTGGGTTAACAACACTGATAGAACCTTCGATGTTTTCACGTATCCATTCGCCTGCAATTCTTTTGCGCAGAGGTTCCCAGTTCCCCTTGAGCATTTCTTCTGCTCTAATTAAAAGGTCTGGGTTATTTGGCTTAACAATGCGATTCATCATCCCCGCAGTGTTTGCGCGTCCCAGTTCTTTTATTTCTTTTCGAATTGCGCTGAGATTAGAAATGCCAGCTACTTCATTCCAAGCTGTCATGCCTTTTCTGTAGAATGTACGCGCATCTGGAATATCTTCTGCAGCTTTCAAAATTTTACGGCGCCCAGATTCAGTTAAAGTAGTACCTGCAGCATCAAGAAGGTCTTCGATATTTGAATACTCTAACTTGTTATCAATCATCTTCAAAAGATCACCGCCATAACGCTCTAACGTGGTGTCTTTTGGGTTCATGTTAATAAAGTCATTCAAACTTTTACGGGCATTGTAAAGTTGGGCAAAACTTGCATTCTTGCCTCTGCCAAGCTCTTTAAGACTGTTTAGTGCAGTTACAGTTGTACCTGTGCTGTCTGTTAAGACAGAGCCTCTGAACTGTTCTGCGTTGTCTTTTGCGAAGCGTTTGATGTCGCCTACTGGTATAATATTAGATTCACCAGCCGCACTTTTTACAGCATCATCTATCGATTTAAACTGCGCACCTGCAAGATTTAAAAAATCAGTATATGCGCCTTTCCAAGAGTCATACAAATCTTGGTTGATATTTACCACATCATCTTTAGCTGCTCTACCAAGATCATTGGCAACATTTTTAAACTGATTTAAAACCTTTTTTTGAGCTTCATTAACTTGAGATGTTAGCTTTGTCTTTCCAGCCTCACGCGCAGCAAACAATGCGGAGCCTAACGCCATAGGGTCTACAGCACCAGATGCATCTCTAAACTCTTTTACTGCATTCTGAATGGCAATGCCATTTTCTCGTGTACGCTTGGAACCACCAAAAATCTTTTCACCAATAGCAAAAGCACGAGCGAGGATTGGCTGGAATCCAGCACGACCCGGGTCTGCAGTTATGCCAAACTCTTCACGACCCATGCCAACAGCACGAATTGTGTCTTCATCCGCTCGGCTCTGTGGACCCT